CAATGCTTGCTTCTTCAAATATGTCTTGTATTCCGAAAATATTTTCAGTCCAAACAAAACTTAAAAGCAAAACCGCGCCAACTAATAACGCCATCCAAGGAAGTAAAGCGATTATTACAGAAGCAATTCCTGCTAACAGACCCATTACTGCGCCTAAAGAAGGAATAGCCGCCCATGCTGCTGCACCCAATCCAACTAATGAAGTTCCTGCAGCAGATATTGCGCCAGTTGCTGTCATTCCAGAAGCAGCCAATGCCCAATTCATTAAAACAAGATTAGTTAATAAAGGAATAATTGCAACAACTAATCCAATCAATAAGACAAAAGCGGAAATAATAAATTTAATTGGACCAGGCAAATCATAAAAAGCATCTAATAAATTATAAACTAAATCAGTTAAGGGGTCAATGATTGAAGATAATTCAGCCATCATTCCAAAGCTTAAATCTAGGAATGCAGCATTCAAATAAGTTTGCCAAATTAAATCTCTTAGTCCGCCAAACATTTTATTTAAATTTTGTCCTAAAAACATTAAGTTAAGCCACAAACTCATGGTTTTAGTAAAAGACTTATTCATATCATCTAAAGGCTTTTGTACTTTATCAATTACGTTTCCAACTTTATCAAAGCCTTTAATTGCTCCCTCTAAGTGGTTTATTAAGTCGCCCATGTCGTAGCTTTCAAAATTAACTCTTACTGATTCTTCCATTACTTTCGCCTCATTCTCGATTTAGCTTCTGCTTCTCTTTGCTGACTTTTAGCTTTCTTGTTTTCATCAATCATAAAATTTCTTATTCCCATAGCAACAGTAAAAGACAAAGAATCAATAATATTCAAAGTCCAATTAAATCTTACCATGAAATCAAAAGCCATTTGGTCAAACATTTCATCTGCCGAAACTGGCAAATCTATCCAGATTTCTGTTCGGCTACCATCTTTTTTAATGCATCACTCTCCATTTTTAATCCATGCAACGATAAAATCTCGTTACTTAAAGGCATTAAATATTCAACACTAATGCCCTCAAATTCTTCTTCTGTCATGTCAGGATAGCTTTTTTTTAATACTGCTTTAATTAAACTGAACAGTGCTTCCGTTCTTTCGCTTCCTTTCACTGAATCCATTACCTTAGCTAACACACTTCTTTCTCCAAAAGAAATTGGAGATAAAGTGAATTCTTTATCATTTATCTTTACAGTCTTAGGTTTAACTGAAAGACTCCCTATTTTACCCATATTTTACACCTCGCTTGGTTTAAAACTACTGCGGAGCGCTTCCAGCAGCAGCATCTACTTTAACTAGCATTCCACAACTTGTAGGTTGCCAAGTTAAAGTTTGGTCTAATACGCCTTCTTTTTTTGATGGTTGAGTACAATTCATTGCCTTACACCCACTCATCCAAATTTTTACGTTATCTGTTCCACTTGTTCTAAAGAAATAAAAGTTTGCATTAAAAGTAGAACCTGCTCTATACAAATTATTATATAAATCTGCGCCTGTTCCTGCAGACATATTCATTACAACTTCTGCATCATATTCTCTTTCTCCTGGAATTGGTTGTCCTATTGCTCTTGAAGGATTGCCTGTATTTGCTCCTGATTGTCCAGTGTAATGAGTTGTAATAAAACCATTTTTTCCAGTCCAATGACCTGATTTAACTTCAGTTAAAGTTCCATCAAAGCTTCCACCTGAAATAGTTGTTTTAACCATGCTCCACATATAAGGAACTGAACCAATCGCAGTAACAGAAGTTGCTGCTGCAGAACCAACTGAAACTGATTGTGCAATATAATCAATTTCTTCATTTATTGGTCCGCCTTCATCCCATTTAAAATTCAAAGAATCTAAAACACAACCATTAATACTTCTTTGTAAACCCTCATTAGCAATTGTTTCTTGAGTATCTTGAATTCCAAAAGAAGGAACTGTGCCTGATTCAGTAATAGTTCTTGTAGAAGTAGGACTTCCAGTATGAGCTATTGCTCCAAAGAAATAATGCCATAAATTAGGGACTTGAGATATAGTTGAAACTTTTCCTGAAAAATCTTGTCCTTCTTCAATAAAAGTATGAACATTTCTACTATCTCCTCCAATATATCTATACGCTGTTCTTTTTTCATCTTCTGACGGAGTATGGTCTTGAACTAATCCAAACCAATATTTAGTTGCTCCAGGTCCAGCACCATAACTTGCTTCTGGCGCCCAAGATGTTTTTGTATCTGCTCCTATCATTATTCTAACCATTTAAATCACCCTATAACAAAATATCCGAATTCACATCTTTTTCTATGAATCCCTTTTTGTCCCTCCTCATCAATATTATTTTCTCCAAAAAATTTGAAATCATATAATCCATCTAATTCTGTTCCAGTCCAACCTGCTTGAGTTCCCATTTGACTTGTCTTTAATGTTTGATAAACCGAATCATTTAAAGTATCTCGTTCTTTGGTTTGTTTACTCCAAATATTAACAACACAACGAATATCGCTTTTCATTACTTGTGTGTTGGTTCCCATTCTTTCATCTGAAACTTTATTTCCGTCAACAGTAATTAAAGGATATTCAACTTTTCTTGAAGGAAAAGAAGTCATAACGAATTTTGTATCAGAACTTCTTGTACCACTAATTGGGTCAGTTACACCTGAAGCAATTAATGCTCTAACTTTCAACACGCTGTCATGTATTATTGTACTGCCGCTTACAGTCATTTTGAGACCCTCGCTTGGGTTAAACTTAAATAAGTGAGTTCATTCTACTTTATTAATATATAGTTTAAAACTTGTAAACTGGGGGTAAAGTTGAACGATAAGCAGGCATAATAAAAGGATGTTGGACCCATCTCCAATCTTCCATCGCGCCCATTGTTTGTCCTGATTTTTTGTGAGCAAAACCAAATTCTTGAAATACTCCGTAAGAAACTCCGTCAGCTATGAACCAAGTTTTTTTATTTGCTTTTCCTGTATGTAATGAATCTCTTAATTTTCCTGTTTTAACTGGACAAAGGGATTTGGCTTTAGCTAAAAGCCTTCTCATATAATCATCCATTCCGGCATCAATAATTTTAGGTATGTCCTTTTTTAGTTTCTTCATTTTTCTAATATTTAAATTAATTCCTTTAACTTTTAAACTAATTACTTTTTTCATTATGTTTCCCTATCCGCTAAAGTTCTAATAAAGATTCTGCTGTAAATGTTTGTTCCGCTAATGTAATTGTAATCGAATTGTTTAACCCAATAACTTCCTGAATTAATTACAATAGTTGCATCTTCTGCTACTGGAAAACCTCCAGGACAATAAAGTTTTTTGTCAGTTAATTTAACTAATCCTTGTTGAACATAAGAATAGTCATCTGAGTATTGTTTTCCTGTAACATTAACTAAAACACATTTGTATGAATCAATTACGTTTCCTGAACTTGTTAATGTTTCGTCATCATAATCATCTGAATCATATGCAATTGTTTTTAATTGAAGTTTTGCAGTAGAACCATGTTTGTTGAAAAATCTTTCCATAGTTGAACCAGTCCTTGCAACAAAAGACATTAGTTCACCTCGCTTTCTTTATAATAAACCACATAATTATTTTGTCTAAAAGCCAAGCTCCAATTATAAGCAACTGAGTAAAATTGTCCGGGTTCATCTAAATCAACATCCATTTTAACCACTTCCACCCCAAACTTTCTTATAACCAATGTGTCTTCCAATCATTTTCATTGACATATTTGCTTGAGAAACAAAAGTATCTAATTCAACTTTTTCAGGAATATCTTTATTCACTTTAGTTACATTTAATTCTCCAAGTTTAACATCAAAATCAACTCTTGCTCCAATCATATTAGTTAAAGTGTAAACACAACCCATGCTTCTTAAAATACTTATATATTTTTCATTCACATTATCTGAATTAATTGTTTCTCCAGTAAAATTTTGTACGTCAATTCTTCCAAATTCAACGTAATTAATTAAATTAGTTCCTGAATCAATGCTTGAAGGAATATCAGTAATCTGTTCTCTAACATATTGAGCTATACTCCCTGTATTTGCAATTAGTACCATATTTAAATCATCTCCTTTCTACTTAATAATTTTATGTTAAAATCTATCAACATCAGTAATCCTCACATCTTCTCCAGGACCTGCTCGATTATCTAAAATTCTTGATATTTTTGGATTAAAAGAAATTCTAGCATTCAATAAAATATCTGAAATAGTTCCCGTATCAATATAAGCATTCAATAAAATATCTGAAATAGTTCCCACATTAATATATGCATTCAATAATATTTCATCTGAACTTTCAAGAGTTTTAATTCTTGAAGAAAGTAAAACATCATCTGAATATTCAATTTCTATTTTAGAATTCAATAATATTTCATCTGAATTTCCAAGAGTTTTAATCATTCCATTAAGTATTTTTTCGTTTGATTCAACAGCCTTTACTCTTGAATTTAACAATTTATCTGAAGAATTTCCAGCAGAAATATATGCGTTTAATAATTTATCTGAACTAACTCCAAAAACACTTATGCGTGCATTCAATAAATTAATTGAAACATTTAATCCGCTTATTCTGGCGTTTAATAAAACATCATTAATTATGTTGGCTTTAATTCTTGCATCCAATAGTTTTTCATCTGAATTATTATTTATTTTAATTCTAGCGTTCAATATTTTGTCTTCAAAAAAAGGAACTTTAATTCTGGCATTTAAGTTATTTTCAGAGTCAAAAGACATTTTGATTCTAGCGTTCAACAAGTTTTCATCTGATTCTCCTAAAAGTTTAATTCTCGCATTTAATAAAATATCAGAAACACTCAATCCACTAATTCTTGCATTAAGTAAATTCTCTTGATTTAAAGGAACCTTAATTCGTGAAATTAAAAGGTTATCTGAATTATTATTTATTTTAATTCTAGCGTTCAATAATATTTCATCTGAAACTGAAACAAGTTTAACTCTTGAAATAAGAAGGTTGTCGTTGTCTTTTAAAACTTTTATTCTTGAATTTAATAAAATTTCATTAGAAAAAGGTACTTTAACTTTTGAAAGCAATAGTTTTTCTTCAAACTTTTCTGCTTTGACTCTTGCTGAAAGCAAAATATCTGAACTATTATTATTTATTTTAATTCTTGAAGAAAGTAAAACATCATCAGTATAAGTTGTTGCTCCCCCTCCAGCAGTGTATGTTGCATAAATACTCATTGTGTAATTTTCATCATTTAAATTTGCAGCAGTTGAAGGAAAAGTTGTTCCAGCCTCTCTTTCAGTACCACCGGTAACATCCCCAAAAAACCTAAAAGAATATTCTGTGTCTTCATCACAAACTAAAGCCAACCAATAACTTGTAGCATCCGCTAACTCAGTTGTTTCAGCCATTGAAGTAGTATGCCAGCCACCTCCAGCCCAATCAGCAGGAGTATATCCTGTTGTTTCTTCTTCAAGCAAATCATTAGGATTACTACTATCATCATAAATTGCATGATAAGCTGTTGGTGATTTATAACTCGCAGTATATGAAGTTATGTCAGTTAATGTTCCGGCTTCAGTCATTGTAATTTTTGAATAAACAATACTGTCTCCAAAAGATAAAGAATTACTGCCTACAGTTTCCAGCCCAATATTTGGGTCTACAAAAACAGGATAAACTGCTGAATCTAAAAACCTTTGAGGAATTGTAACAGTTAAAAGTTTAGTTTTAACATCAATGTTTAGTTCTCCCCAAACCCAATTATCAACAGAATCAATTATTTTTGGTCTATAAATATGGAAAGCTTTTCCTGATTTATAATTTTGTCCGCCTATTTTTTCATAATTATTTTTCTTAGTTTTATGATAAACAGCATAAGAACCAATAACATTCTCAGGTCTATCTATTCTAATTTTTTCTTTAACAGTTAAAGCGGGTTGGTAAAAATAATTTAATTCTTTTGTTTCAATAGAAAACTGAACAACATTAGAAACAGGTTTTTTATTAAAAACAACTTCAAACTCAAAGCCTTCCTTTGAATTTACTTCCGCAGGTTTATGATAAAAATGACATTCTAAATTATCTTTTTTCCATTTAATTTTCTCGTTTTTAAACGAAAGTTTAGGGGTTCCTGAATCAGATTCAATTAATCTTAAACTAAAATTTGTTTCATTATCCCATCTTTTAATTTTAACTTGAGGAATAAAATCTGCTTGTTTTGAATCTCCAATTTCAGTTTCAAATTCTTTTTCTTTAGTAATAAAAGTATTCTTATTAAGCACATATCTGTTTTTCATTTCTTGTGTTAATAATTTTGAATCTATTTCTGGCATTAGAATTCCTCATGTTTCATTCACTAAATAATTGTGTGTTTTAGTTATTCTTAGAATTTTTTTAATGTTTTTTTCTTGTATTTTTACTTGAAAACCAATAAAATAATCTGTTTCAACTGATTGAGTATACGCTGCTCCTAAACGTCTCTTAAAGAAAATTAAACGAAAATCAAGGTTTTCGTAATCTTCAAAAAAACTAATTATTGTATCATTAACAGAAATAGAGCCTTTAGATAAATTAACAGAATAAGAGTTTCCGTCTCCAAATAACTTAAAAACATTAATATTGTTTATGTTTTCTTGTATTTTCTTAAAAGTAATTTCAACATCAGTTTCATTAAACTGACTTAAACAAGTCCCATCATTAAATGAAACTTCCCATTTTAACCAATCAAGCATTGTATTGCCTCCTTTTTCATTGTATTGAAAAAAAAACTATTGAGATAAAACTATGTTTCATCCCATTGGAACCTAATTAACTGTGAACCAATATCGCCTGGAGTAGTAACTGCTGCTTTAACAAGCAATTGCATTACACCATATTTGCTGTAACCTGCTGCGGGATAAGCTGAACCTGCTGCTGGAGTTGCATCTAAAGCTGTTCCTGAAGTTGTTGGAATTGCTGCTGTAGCAAAAGTGCTTGCTCCACTTATTTGTGCTTCTGGCGCCCAAGTTCCTGTAACATCAGCTAAAATTGATATTCCTGCATCACTTAATGTTCCTGAACTTTTCCATAATTTAACATTAGTTACTTCATTGTATGTTCCGGTCCACTGCGCTCTAATTACTCTTTCAAAAGAATAAGCTGAACCTGTAGAAGGAACACTAACAGGGTTTGCCGCATAAGAACCTGCTGTACTATCATAAATATCTAATAGCAACAAATTCACGTTCACTGCACTACTTCCTGCTGCTGGAGCCTCAGTTAAAGGACTTCCTGTATAAACTTTCCAATCTATATCACTTGCCATTTTATCACCTATAATATAATTTTACGTTTGTAAACCCTAAATTTGAACCTGCTGTGTGTTGTAACCTTATATAATTGTTTGTTGCTGCGTAGTCCCACATATTTCCTGATGCAGAAGTAACTGCTGTCCCATCATTTGTGTTAATTGCAATTCTTGGATAAAGAATTGAATGATTTGTTCCGCTTGAAATTAATCCAGAAAATAATGATTCGTTTGTACCTGATTCACTTAAAGTCATTGTTCCTGATGCTTTTGTTTTTGCGGCTATTTTATAAAGTCTACCTCTAATTGCGTGTTCAGTGTAATAGCTTACGCTACCAACTGAATTTGCAAGTAACTTGTCTGATTCCATATTGTATTGAATTATTCTATCATAAGACATTGAAGTGCCTCCTTGAATTTAAAGTTTTCCAACCATTACTAATGCTGCTCCGCCTGAAGATGCTGCGCCTAAAACTTTTCCAAAAGTTAATGTGCCTAATGCTCCTGATGCAACTGCGTGTGCTGCTGAACCTGCTGTAACATAATCCGCACTACCTACATCATCTGCGCAAGTTAAATACTGTAGTCCATAAACCACTAAAGGGACTGTTGCTGTAGTGCCTGAAGTATATTTTGCTGAACCATAAACTACTCCTGTAACTTGTCCTATTGCTCCTGAAAGTTTTGCTATTGAATCCTCAATATGCATAAATTGACCTCCAGTTGCATCTGCTGAACAAGTAAAATTGTATACTAATCCTTCTCCGTAAGGGCTTCCGGTTAATTCCATTGCAGTGTGTTTTGTGTTCATTGTTGAGCCAGTGTTTGTAACATTTACTGCTGACATTGCTGTTCCCACAGAAAGTGCGCCAGTGAATGTTCCTCCAGAACCATAAATAGGAGCTGCTCCAGAACAATATGAAGAAAACTCTACTTCTTTTGCTCTATATTCTCCTCTTTCCATTCCATCATTAATATTTGTATTTGCCATATTTTCACCTCAAAAAAATAAAAAAAAACCACAACAATTAAGTTGTAGTAATTTTTGACATTGCCAAAGGTCTCAAATAACTTGCTGCGAACCTTTGGGTAACAACCACTCCTGATAAATCATGTGTTACATCATCGTATTTCTCTATTGTTAATGGTCTTTTTTCTGCTAAAAAGAAAGAGTTTGATGAATCAATTGCATACGCAATGTTTGTGTAAGTTGAACTTGGTGCAACATTTGGAGAAAACAAATGTACATCCATTCCTCTTAATCTTCCTTTTAAACCATTCTTCATATTGTCTGTTCCACCGATTTTATTGTATTCCATGTATGAATCAATGTTTTCCATGTCATTCAAAACTTTTGGTCCAACAAACAAAGTGTCTGGTTCAAAATCATTTTCTCTTAATTTCTTTTTTGCTGTTCCCATGTCTTGGTAACCCATTGCTCCACCAGTAGCTATGTCGTTATCTGAAGATGCTGAATTTAATGCATCATTGATTATGATTTTGTCTTCGTTGTAGCCCATTTCTAAGCCTGCTTGTCCAATGTTATACAAAATTAAGTCCCATTTTCCGTCTTCTTGCATTTCTTTTGTAACTAAAGGTCTGCATCCATATTTGTGTGGTCTAATGTTAATGCTTGTGTGGTCCACTACTTTAATTGGAACTGCTCCGCCCTCTGATACTTTGTTTACTTTCATTGTTTGAGCTGTAGTTAAATCAACATCAACACTTGAACCTGGAATACTTGAAGGTCCTAAAACAAAAGCTGCTTTGTTTCTTCCAATTCTTTTTCTTAATGGAGGACTAATTAAGGTGTCGTAAATCTTTTTTTGTATTAACAAGCTTCCCTCTGTTCCTGCATCTCTTGTTAATAGTTCTCTAATTATCATTCCGTCATTCATTTTTAAAACCTCACTGAAACAACAGCAAATCCTGTTAATGCGGTTGCTGCTGACCATGCTCTACCGATTCCTCTATATAATTGTCCTTCGGCACTTCCTGTTATTGGAACAACCATGTTTCCGTATGCTGCATCATATACTGCCCATCCACCTGAACTAATTGCTGTTGAACCGCAAGGTAAAATAAATACTCCTTGACTAGCAAAAGCAACTTCGTTTCCTGAAGTAGCTGTAGTTAATGCAATTCCTATTGACATTCCTGTAGTGTCTGTTTGAACTATTGAAATATCTTCAGTTGCATAAGTTGAAGTTCCACTTCCTACGATATCGGTTCCACTTATCCAACTAACAAAATCTCCGCCTGAAATTGTTCCTGCGGCTTTTGCGGTGAACTTGGTTCCAATGTCATCTAACATTAATAATCTATCATATGCCATTTAATCACCCTTTAAAATTTACTCCTTTAGGAACTTGGTTTGTACTTTCTCCGTAAACAAGTTTGTCATCAAGACTATAGATGCTTAATCCGTCTCTAGTTCTTTCTCTAATTAAATTATCTTGAGTTTTTTCTTGTTTAATAGAATTTGATACAATTCCTTTTCCTTTTGGTTTTTCTTTTATTTTTAATTCTTCTTTTATTACTTCTCTAAGCATTGCTTTCATTGCTTCAGTAGAAGTGCCTTCTGCAGGTTTTTCTGGTTCTACAGGAGGGTCCTCCGGTTTTTCTGCAGGTGTTTCCGCAGGTGTTTCCGCAGGTGTTTCTTCTGGAGTTTCCTTTGGTGTTTCCTCAGGAGTTTCCACTGGTTTATCTTCTTCTGCCATTTTATCACCTAAATTTAATTTTTCACTTATTGCCTGACTAATTGTGGCGTTTTGAACGCCCTGAACTGGAGTAACTGATAATTCAAGGAATGAAATACCCTCTGCTATTAAGGGTGAGTTTGAATCTTTTGGATTCTCTCTGCGTAATTTTTCTACTTTAGCACCAATTGAAACATTTTTAATTCGACCATCTTCAACCATTTCGGCTGTTTTTTCATCCATAATGAAACCATCATACAAAACTTGGTTTGCTATTTCATTAAATGAAGACATACTTGTTCTTCCAATTAAAGAATCAATTTTGTTTTCGTGGTCTTTTAAAATTGGTTTATCACTTAAACTTGGTGCTGCTTTTTTTAATTCTTCTTTAGTGTATTTTAAATTATTATAAGAAACTGTTTCATCAATTGCGACTCCACTAATCTTTAAAGGTTTTTTCTTTGAATTGCCTTCAGTAATTTTTGATTCAGTAAAAGTAATTGGTGCAATATATTCTATAATTAAGTTTTCTGCTATAATTGGGTTAATTTTTTCTTTCATTTTATCACTTCAATTTAATATATTCATAATGTTGTCTTTGCCTATGAGTTGGAGCTTTAGCTCCTCTAATAGTAAAGCTTGTTAATCTTTCCCCTTGGATTCCTGCAAAAGTTCCTTGTAGTTTATTTGCTGTTCCTTGTAAATTTACGCCTGGTTTTTTAGTTATTTCTCCTTCGCCTGGTTCGTTTCTTTCTCCAACAAAATCGCCTACTACGACTTTATCTTCTTGGTCTAAAGCTAAATAACCAGAATTACATCTATGCATTGAATCACAATCATAGCTGTTTACAGAATAATACTGTAAACAATGAGGGCATATCTTCATCATATCATACTATTAGAGAATCATTCTACTTTATTAATCTTACCGTACATTTCAAACATTATTGCATCTTTTTGTTCTTGTCTTTTTTTAACGCAAGGATAACAAACAGTTTTTAAAACTCTTTTTTTGTCTTCTAAATATTGTAAAACAATAAAACCTTCGTTTTTGTTTTTACAAGCAATTCCGTCTTGGCACTTAGGTTTGCCTTCTAATGGTTTTTTTAAATCAATTTTAGTCATTATTTAACCTGTTTTTAAGCTATCTGTTCTTCCAATAAAATGATTCATTAATTCAGTTTCTAATCTACAAAATAATAGAACCGGAGTTAATTTAACGCCAAGGTTTACTGAAGTAGTTTCTCCAAGAGAAGGAACATAAACCTTTGAATTATCTAAAAGAGATTTTGTTTCAGACTCGTTCTTTTCCCAACAAACTAACATATCTCTTTTCCATTCATTATCATCCAACATATATTCTTTTCTATAATTTCTAATTGGAATAAATCCTGTTTTGTTTAATAAATTAAATAATTGTCTAAAAGTCATTGTAGAATAATGTTGTTTACAAGAAGTATAAACATCTCCTTCTTCAGGCATAATTATAATTACTTTTCCTCCAGTTTTTAAAACTCGGTTTATTTCACATAAACAAATATAAGGAGAAATAGCGTGTTCAAGCGTGTGCATTATTAAAACAACATCAAATGAATTGTTTTCAAAAGGAAGTTCATGTAAATCGCTTTCAAAAATAAATGATTTGTTTTTTTCAGAAATTTCGCCTAAAGTGATTCCTGAAACATCACACGAATGTTCTTTTTTTAGTTCCTCAAGAATTACTCCGTCCTCGCAACCAATATCTAATACTTTTTTGTTTTTAAAATCAATTAATTTAGAGAAAAAAACTAAGTCGTTTTTTCTCATAGTAAAATCGCATCCAGACGCAGTTTTATTGATTTCACCTAATCGGATGTATTTATTCCATTTAAATTCATTCATGTTCTATCAGTGCTTCTTTCTTTATCAGAAATTCTTGGTTTGACTTTTGGTTTTTTACTTCCCACTTTAGGTTTTCCGGGTCCTTGTTTGTCCCCTTTGTCGAAACTATCTTTGTCGCCATCTTCTTCATCTCCTTGAGAAAACATTTGTTGTTTTCTTTCTTGGTCAGCTCGCCTGTCTTCAACTTTAATATTTGCTTGAATTCCAAGTAAATCTCTTATTTTATTTTCAATATCAGTTTTAGTGTCATCAGTTAAATCAGATTCAATCATAGCTAAATAAGCTTGAACTTCATCTAATTTTTCTTTCATTGATTGCTTACCCCATTTTAGTTTAGGTAAATTTTCTTCTGAAATCTCGCTTGCTTCAATTGAAAAAATTTGTTGTTCTAAAGGAATTTGAACTGCAGAATGAATTGAAGTAATGTGTCTATTGAAAGCTTCCATTTGAACTTTAGCTAATCCTTCAGGAATGTTTCCTAATCCAAGCAAAACATAAGGGACTCTTAATTCATAAACAACTTGGTTATCGTAGTGCTGAAAAAACGGAGTAAAATCCATTGATTTATCTTTAGTTGAAATAATGCTAATGTCAGCTAAATAACTTGTAACCCATTCGTTTTTTGCTTTCAAAACAGCTAACTCGGAAGCAAAACCCGCAATATCTGAATCAGAAGGAGGATAATCAGGTGTGCCTAACTTAACATGATAAGGTGCATTAGCTTTCCTAGATAAAATAAAAGCAGCATCTCTTTCAGCCGCAAGTTTCATTGCTAACACAGGTAAAAGTGGTTCCATAATAGAAGTGCCATAAGCTCTGTCTCCAATTTTATTGTAAATAAAATGAACTATTTCTTCCGGAGTAAACTTAATTGGTTCTTTTCCAGTTCCTAAAATTTGCAAGTAACCTTCAATTTCTCCTGTTTCATCTCTAACAACTCTCATTGTTTTAGGATGCAAAATTTTTAGATTAGAAATAACTCCTTCTCCAGAGTCTTCGTTTTTAACTATTTCAACAAAACATTCTCCGTAAACTAACATATATTTAACAATTTGTCTTAATAAAATATCAAAATTTAATCTCTCCATTAAACTATTACAAGATTTAATTACTTTGTCATTCTCTGAAGTAACATACAATCCAGGAGAAACAGCGAAATCAACAGTTAAATCAATTGCCGCAGCAACTAAAGGAACATGAGTTACAACGTGTTCAAAAATTTCAACATCAATAAGTCTTTCTTCTCCTTCTTCTTTATTCAAGTTTCTTATTTCAGATGAACTTGAAATAACTCCTTTGCCTGAAGCTTCTATTAAATAATTAATTAATTTTGCTTCAACAAAAGAAGGGTCATTCTTAATTTTCAATACATCAGATGCTTTTACATTAAAAGAACCAGGGGTTTTTGGTTTTAAAAAATCCAACACAGCCATAAATAATCAATACTCCATTCTATTTATAAATTTTCTTAATATATAATGTTTGTAGTACTTAATAAATTTTTCGGAGGAGAAAAGAAATGAATAGATATATGATGTATGTTGGAGGATT